CATTTGTGACACAGTTGTACGGATTGTTCGTTGCTTGGATGCCGCCGAGCGCAGAAGTTGTCCATGATGCAAGTGTGATAACCGTACCGCTCCCGCACCCAGATACTGTACAAAGTTTCAGCTTATGCGTAATCGTAGTCGTCGAAGCCGCTGGCGTTGAATAAACTCCCGCCAACTGAATTAGCAATGTTCTTGACACTAAATTCAACGACCCGGCGGTGATGGTAATCGCCATACCGTTCTGATCAGACGATGTATTCGTGTTGACAGTTGTGGGAGTGACGTTAATCCCTGTAAACCCCGACCCGGCCACTGGTACACCGTTTATGGTAAGACTTGTCGCCGTAGCCGCCCCAAGGTTGGGAGTGATAAGCGTCGGTGATGTAGCGCGGACAAGAACCCCCGTTCCTGTTGGTGCTCCGCCGTTTTCCGAGGTGATTGCTCCCGTAGTGCTAATATTGCCAGCAATGTCAAAGAGATATCCGCCGCCAGGAAATCCGACGACTGCACCACCACTGTACGTACCCTGATAGGTGTTAGAGTCCAAGTTAGCAGTTCCGCCACCTAGGGAATGGATTGCGGAAGAGTAGGAGCTACTGTTACCGTTGAAGAAATTCTCACTAATCTTCGTTCCGGTGTTCGTTGGTCCTTGAATTGCAATCGCATTGCCTCCGTTGTTAAACGCCGTCCCAAAATCCGTGAAAAGGTTTCGAGAAATGACCGTTCCGGTCACTCCAATACTGACCAAAATGTTGTTTGAAGTGGACGTTCCGTCTCCGGTCCGTTCGACGTAACCGCCGTCGATGACCGTCGCGGAAGTGGTACCTTCCAGAAAAATACCCTGCCGGCAATTATTACTCTCCAATCTCCAACTGCCTTTTACGAATTTATTCGCGCCCGAGTTCTTGATGTCTACGCACGCCCCGGTTGAGTTTGGAGCGCCTGACCAGTCACCAGCTAAACGGTTATTGTTTGAGCCGCTAGTAAAACCGCCAAACGTAAAATCCTCTACTAGGAACGGGTTATGCCCGGAACTGAGGAGCTTGATGTTTGAAGAGATTGTGCCTCGCAAATGAACGCCGGTGGAATATCCTCCAAATGTTTTTACGTCGAGATCCAAGTTGCCAGCAGCGGTGGCTCTAATAGCCTCCCCGCTTCCACCGACAAACTGCAAGAAACCGTCCGTGATAACGATAGGGGTGTTTGTGGGGTTCCCTGAGACTGGGTTCTCGGGGCTCATCTGTACGGTGTATTGAGCGCCGGTAAAAGTTCCAACCGTTCCTATGGTAGTGATGCTAGTTCCTGAATTGATGCTCGCAATCTGAAATGTCCCCGCCCCCTGGACGATTAAATAATCACCTTTGTCAATGTCCAAAAAGGATTGCCCGCTAACTAGTGTCACGGACGTTCCGCTTGTATTGACAGTACCGGCTACGGCTGCTGTCGCTGCCAACTTGCCAATGTCAATGGCTGGTCCAGTAACCGAGGTTTTGATAATACAACCATTCTGGTGAACGATAACCCCATGATGAGAAAACAACCAAGGAGCAGTAAAGGTAATTGGCGTTGGTGCGGTACATTCAATAATCGAACCAACAGGAAAATTCGGTGAAGTTGAAACGGTTCCACCAACATCAAAGATGTACTTACAACCGAAAAGCCCAAGAGTCACGGTGCAATTCGTAACCGCCGCTCTCATCTGAGCGCCAAGGTCGGCGCCTGGGAACGAACTGATGTAAAGCGTGTTGTTGATGTTAGACGTCGCTGTGGATGAAAATGATCCAGGAGGACTTATAGACACCGAACCTGTAAGTACAAGGTTCGACGAACTAAGAATAGGAGCACTCCATACATACGAATACGTCGTAAAACCGGTCCCGCTCACGCTTACGACATACTGAAATCCGGCGTTTGCGTAGAAAGTATAATTGCCGAAAGCATCTGCGTTTGTTGGATTCGACAACACCGACGTCAAAGCAGCGTTTGAGTAGATAAGAGATGTTCCCAAACAAACCGTCCCTGGCGAAGGAAGAGTCGTACCGTTGCAAACCGTTATAATCGCGTTGGGAATCGGCTGTGCAACCGGATTAGAAACCCCAAGATTGCCTGGTAGTTTAACAGAGCCTAAAGCGATATTTGTATGATTGGCTCCTTGAGCTTCGCTTCGTGGTACGAACAAACCAAGAAACAATCCAACAACGAAAAGACGTATTACTGCCGACGCTACAGTCGCACGAAGGGTCAGTGCTGTATTAGTCGCGGCGATCGAGCCAGTGTAAACATCAACAGCCCTATCTTTAATCATAATCCAATATCCTACAGGAATACGTCCAAGATTGTGATTCACTGTAAAATCTGTATTCGGAGCGACCGGAGCAACTACGTTAATCCACGTCCCGTCGATATTATCACGATTCGTTCCATCACCGAAGCCGAGCTTTCCGTTAATGACGTCCGTAAGATTTTGATAAATCTTACGAATCATCGCTACGAAAGACACCAAAGACGGCTTCGTAGGCTCGATAGCCGTAAAGTCGAGATTAGGAGTTGCTTTCAATTTGTCACCAATCCGCCTCGTTGTTCTCCGCCGACATCCCAGATTGGGCACAACTCGACGATTGCAGTAGCTGTCAACGCCGGTACCGATACAACATACTGAAACCGAAGTCCGGTCATGTTGAATTCTTGAACGTAGCTCAACACATCACCGCTTCCAGAACCGATTGTAAACGAAAAAGCCTTCGATTGGTTTTGCTGATTCGACAACGTAATTGTAAACGTCGTTGGGCCAAGGTCGATAAAGGACAGCCGAAATTTCTTAACTTGATGTTCGTGACGACGGTCACCAAAGATAAGCTTTCCCGAGGTTAAGCTTGCGGGTATCTCAGAATAGTTCGAGAAGTCCATATAGCCGGCAGTACCGTCATTAAAGCCGAGCAAGAACCCCTCAAATGGGTTGTTTTGCTGAAGAGTAGCCGGTGTCCAAGTTTGGGCTTGGATAGTTCCTACAAGGTCGATAATCCGAATTGCTTGATTCTTGAAGAAGTTCCCAACCGTGACAATCGTTTTGTTAAAAGTAAGCTGTGTCCAATTCCCTTCGTCAAAGTTGTAAACCCATACCGATACGTTTGGAATAACGAGCCAATAAGCTCGAAAAGGCTGTCCGTTTATTGAGTACGTAGGAAAGCCGAAAATCTTTTGAGGATTAACCGACATTACGTCAGTGAGAATCCTAGAACGAGCGCCAAGCCTACGACGTTGATCGATAGGCATATCACCAATGGTTTGCATCGACGAGCCGTCAAAAGCGTAAACATTATCAACACCGAGATGAACCTCCATCTCACGTCCATTGTCGTCGAAATGGTCGATGCTGTATGGAGCAATAGCTCCTTGCGTTGCGTTGATAATAGGAACAAAATTGAAAGGAGCAAGACCTATTCCTGTTGGAATAATCTGCATGAATCCGTTTTGGTGAACTCCAGCACCGTACTGTCCTAGTTTTATCACTCCGTTAATAGGACCAAGATTGTTCACTATGTCGTTAAGACCGGAGCTAAAGCTCGTCCAGTCGGTAGGGTCGCCAATTCCTGACCAGTAATAACGGTTCGGGAAAGCAGGATTCACTCCGATGAGATGCAGCCCTACCTCAGCAATATACTTAAAAGGCTGCGCCGTGGCGACCTGATTGTACGTCGGAGCGATACCATCCCATGTAAAGAGTTTGTCAACACCTTGCGAGAAGCAAAGAAGATAATTCAAAACATCCCAAGAAAAGATTTGATTCGCGTTCCCGCTGAAAGCCGGACCAGTAATAACAGTCCAATTCCCGTTTACAAACTGAAGCAATCTCGTCGGTGTGATAACGCACTGAATATGGGCGCCGAGTATATTATAGAAATCAGCGATGGCCATAATCGGCTCATTCGCAGGAGCGGGAAAAGCAGGCAACGCCGTCCATCCAGAACGAACGTAAGCAGCTCCTTTTCGGAAGATAAAGTTCTTAACATCAGCAAAGCCAAAAGACTCTATCTCCGTCAAAGGAAGTTCAGACTGCACCCCACCGAAAGGGCCAGTCAAAGAGGCTTCGTATTGCTCCTCAGAGCGTATTTGATTTCTATCTTGAAGCTGAGGCATTTTACTCCGTGTTTACAACTCCGAAAAACGAAGTGTTTATCGAGTAAGTAACACTCAAACTAACAAAATCCACGCCGGCTGTATCGCTTACGGATGGGTCTGTGTCTTTGACCTGTAGCTGAAAACCGAACCCGGCGTTGTTTATATCGGATGGAAGCCATCCAGTTCCCCATAAATCGCCCGGAGAACCGTAGTTAACCGTCTCAGGAGGAACGCCCCAAGCCGAGCCGACCGGACCGTCTTTATTACTGCCTACACCAACTCCGGCCTTCAACAACTGAGCAAGAGTGTTGTTAAGGGCTAAGGTTCCTCCAATATCTCCTCGAACTACAACAGCCAAAATCCCCAAAATCGTTGCAAAGAGCGGTATGTTAAATCCGAAGCCAGTAGCGATAAGAGTGTTGGATGTTTGTCCGTGAGTAAGAGGAAAGGTAGCGTAGCTTCCATCCTGGACGAATATCCTATTCGAATTCAGCCAACCACTTGCGACTGACGCGGGAAACGGTCCTTGTGTTATGTTTGGCATCAGCGTGTAAAGTTCACTTGAACGTTCACTTGAGAAGGACTTCCCGTCTCCCCTGTAAGCATCAAGCTAAGATAATCTCCGATGGCGTAGGCCGTGTTCTGAACAGCCCCTCCGTCCGTCCAAGTATTGTTGGCAACGAGACTCAAATCAGCCGCAAGATGGTTCAACGCTCCGTTCTTCTGAGCGTTCACAGTCGCGCCGGTCCCTCCGCTCCGAAAGCCTTTTACATTCGTGACCGTACACGCAAAAGGAGCTTGCCATATAACAACCGTCTGAGCAGCAACAGGTCCAATGAAAACACCACCTATCGTTGGCAAGCCAGCGACAAGCTGAACCCAAGCTCCTCCATTCCATTGAAAGAGCTGATTCGTGTCCGTTGCGTAGTAGGTAAGCCCAAAGCCAGCCCCTCCCCAAGTTGCGTTGAGTATCTCCGGTGTCGGACGATTTCCGAGCGTCCCGCTCAGCAACGACATCCGCTGCATTACGTCGACACGCAGCTGCCTCAAATCCTGTCCAAGTAGGTTAGCGAGCTGCGTATCGGGAGGGAACGTTACGTCCCAGACGTTTGTAAATACCGGAGGGAATGGCATCTTAGACTAACACTCCTTGGTTCGCCTCAACTTGTACGACCCTATCGTCGTAGAGCCTAAGCATCAATGGGTCTTTTTGAGCCGTCACTTCTAGAGGCTCTCCGATAAAAGCCTCGACCCAGTCGTAGACCTTCATAAGCTGAACATACTTCTCCGAGCCTTCGACCGACCCACGAGCTGTTAAGATACGTACTTCCTTGCCATCACGAATCCAGCGCTTTACACGCTGAACCATTAGAGGAATGGGTTCTCCAATTTCTTCGCTCCAACCACCGTACTTCGCGAGCGTCCCATCGAGGTCGACCCCAACCCACTCACCTTCATCGCCTGTCAGGATATGCTGAAGCTCTCGATAATCCTTCAAGCATTGTTCGGTCATGTCGGTTCGGTACTGAAGGTTTGGTATCTTCAGCTTACTGATTTGGTGATACACACAAGCGAAGGCTTGACCAACGCTTCGCCCTTCGTAATTCATTACACCAAGGATACCAACACCGTGTGAGCTTGTCAACTCATCCTCGGTGAGCTGAACTCCATAGGGATAGAAGTATTCCTTAGCTTCGTCGTCAAAACCACGAAGCTGAACACAATCCTCGTTGTGATACTTCTCGTTAGGCCACGGCGGAATACTCAACCTAACCCCGGCCCCGAAAGCTTCCATAAGACGTACGTCGTAGCTAGAGCCGCTAGCACAATCAGCGATAAAAACGCCATAGTCCCAATCACAAAGAGAATGCAGTAGAGTAGGAAACGCGTCATACCCGAAGCGGGGGGTAAACTCCAGGCCATAGACACCTCCTTTGTTAACAACACAGTTAACGTCGATAGGACCGACGTATCGGCGTGCGCGCAAGGCTTCTGTTAACAAAAGTAACGTTTGCTTCACTAGAGGGTCGTTAGACTCAACAGGCCACACGACGTTGCCTGTACAGCCTCCTGAGGGGCCAAGGTCACCGTTGAGGAATTGCTTGCGCTCAATCGTGTGGTTGAACATCCCTTCGATCCATTCTTCGCCGTTGAACCAACCTTCGGTTGACACGGCGGTTCCCTCAATGAACTCCTGGACGGTAAGATCAACATCTCCAGCACCATGCTCCTTCTCCATCTGCTGTAACATCGTATGAGCATCCTCAACATCCGACGCTACATACGAAGGAACGACGCCGCTAAGGTCGCCTTCAGGTTTCAGAACCACCTTCCCGGTGCTTTCCGCGAGCCGTTCAGCCTGCTTCGCGGCGTCTTTCCAGGTAGTAACTGACACAGATTTGGGAGTCTCTATTCCAGCTTTACGCATCACCTCCTCGGCAAACCTTCGGTCTGCCTCTAGCTTGTCGGCAAATGAGCCACCACCGAAGACGGGAATCCCGGCATCGCGGAAGGAGTCAAGTACTTCCCCGAAGCCGGTACAGTCTGCGATGACGATTTGACCCATTTGGTACTCTTCCGAGTAGTCGACAAGTCCTTTTCCTTGAGTGTTGTGCATGTGGTCGAATATCTTAATCTTAGCGTCGTGGCCTTCGAGCTTCAGCCGTAGAGCCAATCCGACGCCATCACCAGAGTCACTCAAGATAAGAAACCTACTCACATCGTGCTCAATTCAGGGTCCGTCAAAACTTGAGGGAGGTGCTCCTCTCATTTGACATGGACCCGCAAGGTCGTTGGGCCGGCTCCAAGCGTCGCGACGATAAGACCCTCGAACCAGTTTTCTAGGTTATAGGTCTGAATCTCGCCGGCGAGTACTGTCTGAAAAAGCGACAAGACGATCGACTTGTTGTTTCGATCGCGGATATCGGCCATCGTCGCACCTTGAGCTCCGGCTGCGGCTCCTCCGACAACTTCGATGAATTTGATGTAGACTTGGTATGGATAGATAACTAAGGCTCCAGGAGTATCGATGAACCACGGACGCGCTGAAATATCATTTGCCATTATGTCCACCTGTTCTAAATCTCGTAGGAAGGTCGTTTACCCTAAGGTCGTGACGTTCACAATAATCTCGAATAAGAATCTCATGCTCAATCGAGAAATGGTCTAACCACTTGGATACTCGATGATTAATCCCAAGGAGTAGAAAAGCCATAGATGCTATCGTTAAAACATTCCCAAAGGTGATTGTAAAGTCCCAATGAAGCATCAAGGCTCCTCAGTTGAAATTAAACTCAACAAGCATATCGAACCCATAGAAATCAAGCTTCGACGTGTTCGGAATCGCGACCGTCATTTCAATCCAGAGCTCCTGGTCGGGAGAGATTCGGTAAATTTGCTGAGCGGCCGGCAAAGGAACGTTCGTTACGTAAGGGTTCGCCTGTACAACCGTCGGGATACCGGTCGCAGCCAATACAGCCGTCACCGCCGGCGCGACGTTGTTTACCATCAGAGTTTGGTCGACTCGCAAAGTGTTCGTCGTGAGGTTAGCAACGGTCACGCGATAGACAGCATCAACCGAAAGGAGCTTAAATCCTTTAAGTTTGAAGGCTGTTCGTGGCGTAATCCATTGACCAGTGCTCATCGCTCCGATAGTATCGGGACGTCCTTGCGGCGCAGCCGAAGCAGAAATACCAGCACCGCCGAATTGTTCCTGCAAATCCTCGAAGAACCCTGTACGACGAAGAATCTGCTGTGTAACATTGACCGCTATATTAAGCGTCTCGGCTCCAGCCGACGTTCTCGTAAGCGACCAATCACCAACGGCATTTCTTGTAATCACCGGAGCAGCCGTCGAGCCTACGGCAATCGCATCTCCAGGACCAGCAAAGAGACGAGCGTCATTGAATCCCAAACTCTGCATGTATCTTGATTCTGTGTGTGGCATTGACCCTCCTAAAGGTCGCGCTGTTTGGCAGCGACTAGTAGCCTAAAACCGAAGGTGCCCTGTTTATCGAGGCCCTCTACATCGCTTTGTCCCCAAGCTCAGCAAAGGAGACAGGGCACCATTAAAACTGAGGTGAATCGTCCGCAATCGGTTCCTTCAAGATGTCAGCTACTTGCATTTCCAAGTCGGCTGATTGGGCCAAGGTGTCTTGAATAACGATATCACGGTAAAACGTAGTTGGGTCGTCAAAACACTTCGGACATACAAGGAGGCCTCGTGACAAGCCTGTCTGTCGACGTAGTTGCGAACATCGGTAGTCCTGGCCACACCTGTCGCAAACGTGCCAAGGATCTCCATGCATGCCTGAATGTGACTGGTTAGGCATTAGTGTGGTGACAGTCTCTTTCTTTGAAGATGAAGCTGAACATACCTATCAGCATCTTCTTTCGAAAAGAAATGG